CGACATTGCGCCGATACGATTTAAGATTTCATAAACTTGCGCGCGCTCAAATGGATTACCACGCAAGAAATTGTCTAGATCAAACATGACTTTATTACCTGCTGGCGTAAAGTCTGCAAAAGATAAACGCTGTTCCAAAATTGACATGTAATTTCTAAAAGCAAAGTCAACCAGGTCGCGCCTTTTGTCTAAGGCGTTGGCGTAGGTAAAACTTGACTGCTGGCTGTCTGTAAAATACGCAGGTATACCGCAGGCGCGTGATAATTCTAGGCTGACATAATTGCGTGCTTCGTTCAGCTGTAAATTCTTAGGGTCAAACCCAACTGCCTCCATAGTCACGTCGGCATTAAGAAACGCTGTTGATTTGTTGGCTCTAGCTGTGCGCCATGCTTGCAAAATCTTTGCAACGCGATCTGCTGGCAATGATGTGCCGTTTGATTTCAACACCATTAGCGGTGTTGGCTCGTTGGCAAAATTAAGTGAAGCTTTTTCTAACGCGGCAGCAGCTTTGATTGTACGACCTGCACGAGCCAACAAACCCTCTTGCGTATTTGGAAACACGACAAGATTTGTTGGGTCAATTGGCTTGCCGTCGATTTCGTAAGCCGTAATTTCTGTATTATCAAAATTTGTTGTTATTGAGACGCGCTCTGGTGCGACGCGTTCCATTGCACGAATTTTGCCTGTGTCTGCGTATCTTTCCATGACGTAGGCATAAGCTGCGTTGTGAAAGAATAGATCGCTAATAAGCCAGCCGTAAAATGTAGATCCTGGTATGCGTGGGTCAGGTTGGTTGATTACACGCGGTTGTGTCACCTTTTCACCTGTTGCTTCATTGCGAGTGTGCAATGGCAAAGAGGCAATTGTTTGGATAATGCTTAATGCGCGAGCCACTGTTGGCACACTCATGGCTTCTGCGCGATTTGCCTGCGCTATGCCGTAAAAGTAGAAATTGTTATTTTCTGTAAAATACGGCGCAAGCGACGCGTCAATGTCCAAAGGCGCAGCTGGAACGGCAGCTGCAACCTTTGGCACGAATAAATCAAATAAACCCATGTCCAAATTGTGTCAGGCTTATACGATCAACCAACCATGATGTCAAGATCATTGTCTGGGCGTGTCGCAAAGTGTGTCACCAGCGCAACTGCCACTGCGCCACACACAACTGCGTTGCTGGCTCGTCTACCGATCACCCAACCGCCGTCACCACGTCGCAATTGCACCGCAGCTAGTATTTCCTCGGTTAATTGGCTTTGCCCACGGTGTTTAAGTCTGCCGCTGTTAATTGCCGATAGCATCTCGTCGCAGCTCTGGGGATACGCGCCGTCCATGTCAAATACAGGTATGCCAGCAGGTGCAAGCCGTGCAGCAACCGCGCCAGCAGACTTGCGGCTGTAAAGGACATACTCGGTCGGATACTTACGCGCATAGTCTGCTAATTCGTTGGCAATTTCCCGATCATCAAGCTGCAACTCATTTGACCAGCTGTGCAGCAGCTTTACGACAAATGTCTCATTTTTGAGCTTCTGCGCCCCAACAAGACTTGCTCGTTTTCTGTCTGGTGATAAGTCAATTGCCAGCCAGGTTAATTTGTCAGGGTCAAGGTCGACTGTCTTATCGAGGCACTTATTCCACGCAGCGGCGTCAACAATGTTTTGGATTGCCACAACCCACCTGCACAATACCTCCGACATAACTACGTTTGGTGGGTCATTAAGTACAGACCTGATGTTGTCCTCATGGATAGTCACGCCCATTGCAGGGTTTGCATGTCTGGCATTTTCTAGGGTGATCTCGTCCGTTGGCGACGACCACTCAAAATAACCTATGTCATCTTGCACGCCGCCAATACTTGCAAGCGCGCGATCTCTAAAACTGTTAAGGACGACGGACGTATTATCGCCAGCATTTGTATAACCCATAAGCATTGGGTTAGGTGCAGCCATAAGTGTGTAACGCAATGAGGCAAACGAGTCCATGTTGTTCATACGCAACAATTCGTCAAGGTGAATAGTCGAAGGTCGGCTGATACCGCGAGCAGCTGAGCCACCAGCACGCACCATAAACCGTGTGCCCTTAATTGTCTCGATTTCCTCCGCGCCATGATTAAGGCGTACCTTTTTGACCAGTTTTGACAACGAGGCGTTTGCCTCAATTGTCCACATCATCTGGCGAAACTGCTCTAGCGAAGTGTTGAGTGTGTGAGCTTGTCCAATTTGCAACGGCTCGTCCCACAAAAACAAACCGCCAAGAATTCTGATCTGCTGCAAAAACGATTTGCCGTTTTGCCGTGCGACCACAATGCAATTGACTGGTGATGCCCACCGACCGTCAGGCTTGACCTTGTGCGTGTGGATAAGTGCAAATTTCTGCCACTCCATAAGTTCCACGCCTAAACTAGCTGCCAAGTCGATCAGTTCACCCCCTCTAGAGGGTAAATCGTTAAGCGGCGTGTGAATTCTGGGCGTTTGGACGCCAAATACAGGCTTTGGCAGGTCTGTGTCCCTATCTTTTCCCTGTTCGTCCCGATTGCGACCGTCTAGTGCCCCTTGCAAGGCTTTTGGAGGCTTCTCAGTCGTTTTCATGCGACTTCGAGTCGTTTTTGGTATAAAAAGGAACAGGAAGGGTCAGAGGTGTCTTAGGCACGCTAAAAAACCTACCTCCCTTGCTGCTATTGCATGATTGGCACAATGTTTGCAAGTTCCAGTCCTCATCACCACCACCAGCTTGTCGTGGCACTATGTGATCGACGCTGTTGCCGTCCATACCGCATTGCTGGCAGGTGTAACCGTCTCGTTGCAGTATGCGCTGTCTAATCTTGCGCCACTTGGTTGTGCTGCCGTTACCTTGTAATGCACTACTCATCAGTAGTAGTTCCTCTCTTGATGAAATGCCCAAGCCTTGCATGGCGTTTGATAACGTATTGTGACATAGCGCAGTGTGGCGTCAATTTGACGATAAGGGTCAAGGTCTCGGTAATGCTTTGATCGCATTTGACCCAGTCCATAATGACTGCCATTACGAGCTGTGTACGACCACCTTGACTCTTTGGTAATAATCTTGTTAAAGCACTGAAACTCTTTGTAATCAAGAATTCTGCTATGTGCGTACAGCTTTAAGTGATCTATTGAATAGTTAGCTGCATTTGCTTCTAGTGTTGTCGTTATTGAAAGCAATGCCGTAAAGGCATAGACCTTGCCCATTAGCCGATTACGCCCTTGCGAGCTACCCGCCTCAGCGGCTCGCTTCAAGCGAAACCAGCGTACCGCGCCTGTCAAGGTTAACAGGTTATTAAGCGTGGTCTTGGGCGTTGCGCACACCCTGTGGATAACGTCTGTGGATAACTTCATCATTGGTGTCCCCAACCTTTACCCTTAAATGCAACGCCAAAGGTTGAGTATGTACGACTCATGTTTTGCCCACAACACAATGGTTGGCTTTCCTCATGTATGGACTTTTCAACCTCAATACTGATCTGACACACACTGCACTTAAACTCATAAATTGGCATCTGTGCCACCTATCTGGGCAACACCCATAACCTCACACTTAGTGCATTGGATAACCTCAACGCCTGCTGGCAGGTTGTCCGTAACCTTATGTATGAGCTGCCGCGTCACCTTCTTGCAAATGCGGCACTCAAATTGCACTTGTTCCATAATTGGATTTCCTCAAATTCTCAATAGGTTGCAGGTTGATTTGCGTGACCCACCAAGTCGGTTGCTTAGTGTGTCGGTATCGTGGCTTCTGTGCCATTGCAATGGGTATCCAGCCTGCTATGTAATAGTTGGGTGCTTCACCCGTCACCAGCACTGCAATGTCACTAGCTCTGTCGTACTCATAAACGATCAGTTGCCCCAGCTCATACTTTGTCCAGCGCACCTCAATGCCTGTGCCAACGTCAGCCTTACGTTTGCCCTTGTCCTCAAATGGGTCAAACGGTAAACCAAAGTATTTGGCTACCGCCCACTCGCTGCCAATTGACTCTGCAAGCTCTGCTAGGTAAACCATAAATGACGAGTTGTTGTAGCTGCGTGGCAGGTCTAGCAGCTGACCTTTGTCACTGGTGATCTTGACAGCTGCAACCATGCACACACACATTTCATTTGTTGTGAGTTTAATTTTCACTAAAACTCCACCAAGATTGACGGAAATGGCGCAGCTACCAGACCGTTGCCAAATTTGAGTCTGCCTCGTATAAATGTCACTTTGTGTCGTATCGCGTAATCGTGAAACCATGCTGTGTCAGTACGCGCTGGCAAAAGCATCACAATTGACGCGTGCTTTGACTCCTCATGTGCCTTTTTGACCCATTGTTTAATAACACGACCATAAGGCGGGTTGCACCAAACGCTCTCACCTGCCCACGACATTGCCAAACCGTCTCGACACTCTAGGTCATCATGGTCTAGACCAAACCATTTGGCTGTTTTGTAATTTGTTGAACTAGCCGCAACGTCTAACGTAAAATTGTGGATTGCGTCCAGCTCATCAAATACGTTTTGAGGTGTTGCCCAGTCATCTGTTTGGCTTAATGGCATGTATGCGGTCATCTGCAACCACCGCAAAACCAAATAACCTTCTCATTTTTGTCATAGCCTTTTTGGTAGCCAAATGAGTCTAGTTTTGTGATCTGTGAGCATTTGTCGCATTGCTCGACTTTGTACTCTGCAACGACTTCACCATTGCAAAGCAGTTTGCAGGTCATTGTTTTGACGTTGATTACTTCCATGTAATCGCTCATAGGTGCAACCGATCTTCGCAACGCTTACACAGGAAAACAACCAAACCGTCATCTCGATCGTATTCATTTGTCTGGGTAAAGTCGTCACAGTCTGCGCAATTCTCAACGCCACCGTAACCACTAAAACTGTAAATCTTGCCGTCAGGTGATGTGTAAATCTTTTTTAAATTAAAATCACTCATGGCAAACGCACCACCCATTGCCCTGTGCTGCCTAGTTGATACCACACTGGCTCACATTGATTTGCTTTGCTTTTCTCAGTGCAGAAATAACCGCCCCAAGCCTTTCCAGTTTTCGCTGACTCTCCTGTCTTAAAGACGCGCGTGCCGTGTTGGCAGCGTGGCTTTTCCTCGACCAATTGACCGCCTAATTCATTTGCAATTTCTTGGATAGACGAGCCAAGTGAGGGTATGCCAGATTGCTCTGCCTGATCAGCCGTGGCGTAACTAGGCACGTCGCCGTGCTTTGTTGTCCAGTAGTCATAATCAGCCTTGACGTCAGCTGTGGCAACCTTTGCTGACAGCTTCTCAACCTCTTGCATTGTCTCGCGCGTTGCCTTTTCAGTGCCACCCATGACCAAAGCCATGACGCGCATTAGAGCTGATGTTGTTGTGTCCTCGACAAACCAGCGTTTCATGTTGGGGTTGTACGCAGCTACAAAACCGTAGGCATAGTCAATGCCTGCTGGCTCGATCTCTGTCTGATTACGCCAAGCCTTAGCCTGCACCAGTATGTAACCCTTGTCAGCGTTAAATTCAACAATGTGTGCCTGCAAACGACCTTCTGGGTAAGTCAAATTCCAGCGATCTGTGCGCTCTTTGTTGCCTTCGTAGTTGTCTAGAAATGCCATTAGCGCACCGCCTTGCCTGCGCTGTGACGAGCTACTGCGCGACCGCGTGTGTAACCTTCACGGCTTCCGTCTTTGTGTCC